GATCGAGTGATGACTAGTTGTGTTCCAAATTGGAACAGTCCTATAATGGGAGGATGAGATGGAACCGTGGGAGTATGATATACTTGAAGTTAAAGACTATCCTACTTACTTTGGGAGACGTAAAGATATTGCTAATAGATATAAAGAGGTTATTGTTCGTAGAATGCACGAGGCTGCTTTAGATGGTAATGCGGTGAAGGGTATACGTATTGCAGAGGCAGGAATGCTATCATTGAAGTATCCTCATGGCGACAGATCTTAAGGTTCCTACTTCCCTTCGATGGTGTCGAGAAGCTACTCGTAATGCCCAGCGGTATGGTATTCTATATCTTATGATTAAGGAGATAATAAAAGAACTTCCACCGGGCAGAGTCGCTTATTGGACAGAAAAACTGCGGGGGGTTGACACACGGCGCGCTGCATTATATGATGACAAATCGAAGGGGAAACAAATTCACAACGTAACAAGTTCTAGCAAATCCCAAAGCTTCCCACCGCCCGAAGAGGGCTCGCCAACATAGGAGACTGTCATGCCCGGCGAGGAAGAGTAAGTGCGTGAACTGCAGTTCAATCAGGTAAGACTAATCTCAACTAAGCAAAGGAATCAAGATGGAAATCTCTTTCAAGACTAAGGAACACCCGGAAGCTCGTAAGGTCAACTATGACATGCCGGAAGACCTGAAGGGTCTGACCGACAAGTTCGGTGAAGATGCCGTGGCAGGTGCTGCAAAGGGTGCGTTCGTTATCTCCCTGCAGGCCCTCGCTCGTCGTCATATCGAGAAGAGTGATGCGGAAATCCAGGAACTTGTTACCAACTGGAATCCGAACGAGCGCTCTGCTGCTGTCAAGCAGACTCCGCTGGAGCGTGCTGCCAGTGCAATGTCCAAGCTCTCGCCGGAAGAGAAGAAGGAACTGCTGGCTCAGCTCCGTGCGAAGGCAGCTTAATCCAGCGGGCATTACTCCCCTGTAATGCTGGCTGGAAATGGATGCGCCCTACATCCACCCCGACGCAAGGTGGGGGTTCAGTTAAAAAGTTCGGCCATTTATCTCTGGGAAGGCTGAGCATAGGGCATAAGGAAGCACTCTCTTTTATTGAAGAGTCCCAGCAAAGGGGAACAAACACAGAAGCTGAGAGTGCTTCCTTATAAGATGTTAAGCTAGGCCGTGAACCTTCTTAGCCTACAAGATCAGTGACCTTTCCTAAGCTCCGGAAGAGTCTGTTCAGCCTGGTCTTGTGGGATGAGTGTTTCCATGACCAGCATGGTGTGTGGAAAGGTGCTAACAGGCCACTTTTTGTCTGTGCAAAGGATTGGTCTCCCTAGCCTGCTGCAATCTACCTCCTGCGTCTCATAAACGCCCCGAGGTCGCACCTGACCAGTGTTAGATTGCAGTGGGGTAGGTGACATACAACTGACAACTTCACAACGAGGGTACAATGGATGAGGATGAACTTCTAGTAAAAACCTTTCCACTCTTCGTAGTCTGGCATGACAACGGAGACGCTAAGCCGTGCAATGGGATTGAGCATGGAAGAACGATGGATGAGGCTATTGTGTTAGCAGAGACGCGAACACTGCACGGAGGACGAGATAGTGTGGCAACAATTTACTCAGGGTCTGTCAAGGGACAGGCCTTCGCTGTTCGACGGTATCGCTGGGAAGGCCTTAAGATTGTTTACGAACAGTTGAGAAATCTATGACAAGAAAAGTATTCATTGTAAGTAACGGTGGGCATGACTACTCCGACGCTGAGCGTTTTGGGGATATAGTTTTTTGTACTGAGGGTATGATTCGTAAGGATAACATATCCCAGATGTATCGAGAGATTCACGAAGCGATGCGAAATGCATCTGCGTGTGACTATATCCTAGTCAGCAGTCTCACCTCCATGTGTATGGTAGCTGCAGGAATTCTAGCTGATAGGTTTGGAGAAATTCATTTGCTGTTGTTCAAGGATGGGCAATATGTAGAGCGGGATTTAATCTTTAACGGATGAGAACAACATGACAAGCATAACAGCACTACTCCCAACACCCGATCAAAAAAGTAAGTGCTACGACAACACTCGTATCAGTGCCTACAAAACCTGTGCCCGTAGTTACTTTCTTCGTCACCAGATGCATTGGAGGCCAGAAGGAACTGGGCTGGCTCTGATCTTTGGTCTAAGCTGGCATGATGGACAGGATATAGTCTGGGGTCATGCTAAGAAATTTAACCAGTATGATCTTGCTGATCTAGCATCACTGGCATTCTCGAAGACATGGGAAGAGAACGGACTTGATCCCGAACCTGGGCTTGATCAAGCTAACTATTGGGCACCCCGCACTCCTCAGATTGCTCGTGAGATGTATCATGCGTACACTGAAAAGCATTGGAAGATGCTTCAGGGATGCGAAGTTTTTGCTATCGAACAACCTTTCGCAGTACCGATTCCGGGAATGCCTGGGCACTGGTATATTGGCAGACTTGACAAGGGTGTTGAGTGGTCTGGGCAGCGACTGATTTTGGAACATAAGTCTACTACGGCTTATGCTACTATTGGTAATTTCAGAACAGACTATGTAGACTCATGGTTTATGAGTTCGCAGGTTAAGGGCTACCAGTTCGGTGGCAGTCTGTTCTACGGCAACATCGACGGTGTGTGGGTAGATGCCGCACTGGTTCATAAGAAGGTACATGATGCCTTCAAGTTCATTCCTGTCTCTCATAACTTCACACTCTTGCAAGAGTGGATTGAGGGGACTAAGGCGTGGGTGCAGCAAATCTCTGAGGAGGAGGATCGGTTTAAGATCGAAGGTAAACTCCTGCCGGGTATGTTTAAGAAGAACGAAGAGAGCTGCTACGGTAAGTATGGTGCATGTCCCTTCATTGACATCTGTCGAACGCAAGCTGACCCCAGTCAGTTGGATGAAGTACCTGTTGGCTTTGTCAGAGAAGTTTGGGAACCCTTCTCCGTGCTGGGGTTGGATAAGTTAGTAGGAGAATCCAATGAGACAGCTTAAGTTGTACTACACAAAGGAAGGTGGACACTATCACTGTCGAGTGTTCATAGGTGTTTATGGTATGACCTTTGCTAAGGTAGGTAATCTTGTTTTTGATGAAGCTGATTGGGAAGGGTTGAAGAATACCTTCGCGCATGGTACTATTTTCATACAAGATAACAAGGGAGAACAACATGGCTAAATACGATAGTATTCCCGCTCATATGAGAGATGAATTACAATCCTATCTTGAGAAGGGAACTCCGATATATGGGTTTCTTAGAGATATGATGGAGCATAAAATCTACGAAGCAGCGATTAGGGCAGATGCAATGAATCTCGTTGCTATTCCAAACTATATAGGCTTCATGTATTATAGTATGCCAATAGCTGCACATGGATCGAAGGAGAATGTTGACCTTTGGATTGCAACTAAGGCCTACACCGTTGAGGTGCCTCGTGGCTAAGCAGACACAAACAACTTATACCTTTCAGGTAACTTTTGTTGCTCCAAACAGAGCGAGTATTCAAGAGGCTCGTCGGTTCATTCTAGATGGGCTTACTACAGAAATGCGTGCTCGTAATCCAGATAATGCTTTTAAAGATCTTGACTTAACCTCTGTGAAAGTTCACCTCACCAACAAGGAGGTGAAGTATGGCTAATGCACTCAAAGCCCACGAAACTTCCAACCATAAATTCCTTATGCTTGGTGATACAGGTTCGGGTAAGACTACCCAATTCCTGACGTTGCCGGGCAAGAAGTTTATGTACCTCTTTGATCCGAATGCTATCTTGTCCATCCAAGGCCATGATGTAGAGTATGAAGAATTCCTCCCCGACTCCTTGAACCTTAGTGTTAAGTCCCTGACAAAGGGTAAGGGAGATAACAACTCCTCATTCCAAAATCAGATCTATATGGACTGGGAGAAGGACTTCAACGAAAGGATTGGGGATGGGTTCTTCGATGACTACGATGCTATCGGGCTGGACTCAGCCACGACGTTCCTCGACCTGATTATGGATCGTGTCCTTACTATCAATGGAAGGGCGGGAGCATGGCCTCAGCAAGATGACTATGGCCCGCAGATGATTGCATTCATTAACGTATGCCGCTCCCTGATGGCATTGAATAAGACCATCTATATGACAGGTCATACGGAAATTAAGAAGGATGAATTGCAACAACGCATCTTCCGTACCCCTATGTTGACTGGCCGATTGAAGACTAAAATCCCACTGCTATTCTCAGACATCTTCTT